ATTGGCAAGCGTCAGGCCGAGGTCTTGGTTGCCCTTGCCGTCGCTGGTGGGCAACACGATCTTGAACGGCATGGCGATGAAAGTCACCGTCGCGCCGGTTTCTAGCAGGAACGTCCAATTCTGGTTGTCGTTCGTGATGTAGTAGGTCTGAGCGAAAAGCGAGTGCGAAAGGGCCAGCGTCTCGATGAAGCGCTGCATGGTCGGCGCGGAGGCGTAGACCTCTTTCAGGGCGGCAGAGATCGTCACGTCAGCGAACCACCAGCCGAATGGAGCGGCTCACGAACCGTTCAATCATCGCGTCTCCCGGTGGGAAGCCAAGGCGCGCGAACAGCTTCATCATGGTGATGCCGGGACGATACCACCAGCGATACTGAAGTGTGATCTTGAGGGTATTGTCAGCCATTACCGCCCTGCCCTTCTGAGACCATAAGCCTTCTCGATGCCCGCCGAGATCGGACTTCCGCCGCGCGAAACGCGATCAGCCAGCCGCTTCTCCATGATGTCGAGCTCCACCGTGCCGTCCGAGCGCTGGCGCTGCTCGACATGGGCTCCGGTGTAGTTGTTGATTGAGATGTTCACCGGGTTGCCGCCGCCCATCTTGTCCATGGGCGTGATGCGCGCCGGGCCGTGGATGATCTCGGGCCCGGCCTCGCCAGCGATGCCCCACTTGCCGGCGCCGAGGTTGCCGCCGTTCGCGAACAGTCCGCCGAACGTCATGCCGCCGACGTTGATGCCCGCCCCGCCCCCGCCCGCCAGGCTGCCGGCTGCGATGCCGAGAACCTTGAGCAGGCTGCTCTTGATCAGGTCCGCGGCGATCTGCGCCAGCGTCTGGCTGATGCTCTGTGCCATGCTCTTGAAGGCGTCCTTCACCGACATGGTGCCGGTGATCAGGCCTTCGAGGGCTGTGCTGAGGCTGTTCGAGATGGTGTCGGCCATGCTCTGGAAGGCATCTGCCGCGGCGTTCGTGGTCGGGATGCCGCTGTCCATTTCGTCCCAGAGTTCCTGGAACGTCTTGGTGGTTTCCTCGAGTTGCTTCGAGAAGCCCTTGCCGTAGATGTCATCAACGCTCCCGGCCTTGGCGATCTTCGGCACGCCCGAAGTCTTGGGCATCGAAGGCGCGTCTATGAGCGGCTTGTTTGGAATGACCTTATCGACGGGAAGACCACCGCCGGGAATGTTGATCTCAAGGGGCTTCTTTGCAACGAGACCAAGATACCGCAGCCCCTCCGTGAGCATGTCGATTTCCTTGCGGGTGGTCTCGATGAAAGGCTTCAGTTCCGCAAAGAACGCGATGGTGTCATCAACCCACTGCTTCACCGGGGCGCCGGTCTGGGCGAGGTCGATGAAGCTTTGCGTCAACTCGATCAGCTTCGGCAGCACTGGGGCGACGGCCTGTTGCAGGAGGGCGCTGAACGCGGTCTGCAGCTTGGTCAGGTTGTCGTTGAATTCTTCGGCCTGCCGTGCGGCCTCGGGGGTGACGACACCGCCAAACCTGTCCAGCTGGTCGCCCGCTTCCTTGATGGCCTGGCTTCCACCGTTCAGAAGCGGAATCATCTCGGCACCGGCCTTGCCGAACAGTGCTATGGCGATCGCCGTCTTGTTTGCTCCGTCCCGCATGGACGAAAAGTCATCAGCGATGTTCAGAATGATTTCGGAGGTCGGTCGCAGCTGACCTTGTGCATTCGTGGCAGAGATGCCGAGCGCCCGTAGTGCGCTGCCCGCGTCGTTTTTGCCACCAGCGCCTATCTCGGCAAGGTTCTTCGAGAACTTCGCCACGGTCAAATTCAGATCGTTGAGCGAGACATCCGAGAGCTTCGCCGCATATTCCAGCTTCGACAGTTCGGCGACGGGAATGCCGATCTTCTGGGCGCTCTTTCCCAGCTCGTCCATGTGATCGATGGTCGATTTCAGGACAGTGCCGAGGGCACCGAGGCTTAGGGCGCCGAATGCCCCCGCCGCGAACGTCTTGAGCGCCTGCATCGAGCGAGTGATGCCGCCGATTCCCTTCTCAACCGAGGCGAACGCCTGCGCAGTCTTGTTGAAGGCAACGATGTCAATGCCGAGGCGTTGGGTGGTTGGCATCCGCTCCTACCTTTTCTGCGCCTTGTGTTTCAACCGGAGATAGGCGAACCAGCCCCTCAGCTCGTCCATGCTGAGGGCTTCAACTTCTTCAACGCTCTTGTGGAGCCGATCCGCCAGCCGGTAGACGGCCATGCTCAACGGATCGGCACTCAGTTTTTTTCGTCGTCCGCCATCTGCGCCGCATCGGGCGCGAGGCTGACATTTTTCATAATGGCACCGGCAATCATAGCGACGGCTCCGGGGTCATACTCAACCATCAGATCCTTGTATTCGGCCTTGGACCAGATGCGATCACCGTTCTCATCGGTTGCACACGCGACGACAATGCGGGCCTGAGCTTCGATGTTGTCGCCCTTGGCGTCCGCCATTGCGGACTTGATCGTCGTCAAGTTCGGCGTCTTGAAGTAGATCGTCGCGCCCCACTGAGGGACTTCAATGCTGTCCGTGGCGCGAGCGAGAAACTGCGCCTTTGCCTTCTCCTTGAGCTGTGCTGCGTTCATCGTCACACCGTGCTCTCAACCAGGGCACCGTTGCCCTTGAAGCTGAAGGTTCGCTTGATCGTATCGCCTTCGGTCACGGACACGCCAAGCTCTGTGATGCTGGCGGTGCCGGAGTAGTAGATATCGCCAGTGGTGGAGCCCTCGGGATAAAGGTTCAACGTCACCGATGCACCGATGGTCAAGGCGCCCTGCCCCGTCGTGTCGGTCTCATCCCAATGGCAGGTCAGAGAGCCGGACCAGCTCTTGATGCCGCTGCTGGCGATATGCGTCTCCCAGGTGTCACCGAGGGACGTATCCACGACGGGCGCAACGCTGGATGTCACCTCGAACTGCGTGACTTCGGCAATGGTTACGCTGCCGACCTTCACGACGCCTTCAACTCCCCAATGGGTTGCCATGGGTGTGTCTCCTCAGTTGATCAATGTGGGGTTTTCAGAGCGCGTGCGGTAATTCACGCGGTAGGTGAGAATGACGTGCCCCGTGCCCGCTTCGTCTTGGGTCGAGCCCTTCGTGAAGCCGATCTGGGTGTTGACCAGCGTGCCGGCGCGGAGAAGCTGGCGAAGCGGGCTATCCGGATTGGCGAAAGCTGCACCCATGGCGGTTTCGATCGCCGCGGCGATCTCATCAAGGGCGACATCGACACGGGCCGTGTCCTGCGCAACACCCTCAATCAGGAGATCGAGGTCACGAGAGAGGTAGCGAGGACCAGAAAGTGTCTCTGCCGTGCTCGCCTCAGTCGTTGTGTAAACGAGAATCGCCGGGAAGTGCTCCGGCTGCAGGGGCATCCGGCGGGTAGGGAAAACATGGGACCCGATGCTGGAAAGCCCGGTGATAGTTTGGAGCACCGCAACTGTTGCCAGCCGGATTTGCGTGCGGACGTGATCGGTCATCACGCCTCCTTTTGGAGGATCAGGACCACCATACCGGTGCCGTCCGATTGCGGCTCCACCACTGTCCAATTCTCGCCATCGACGGTCACGCGGTCGCCTTGCCGCGCCCTGCCGTAGAGCAAGGGTTCAAGATCGTCCGCCCGGCAAGTGAAGGTGACGGAAACGCCGGTCACCGAACCGTCACCGGTCTCGATCGCCAGAAACGAGCGGTCGAAGATACCGTTGATCGGAACAGGGGTGCCCTCGTTCTGGGTGTAGGACGCAGTCACCCCGAAATCGTCAGGCGAGACGAAAATCGCCCGGTCTGCGGCGGATTCGACAGCCATGGCTCAGGCGTGGGCCTTGGCGGGCTTCCTCGGCTTGGCCGGCGCGTCCGGAGTGGCGTCGAGGCATACGGCAATGGCGCGCAGGTGCTTGGGAATGTCGTCAAGTCCGACCTTGATCGTCTCGCCGCTCTTGAATTCGACGTTTTCGCGGACGCGATAGATACCCTCGCCCATCTTATCAAGCCGCTTCAGGCGCGGCTCGGCCTGCTCCTCGGTAAGGCCGATCACGGCTCCCTGCCCGATTTGAAGGGTGCCGCCGTCAACACGGTAATTCTGCATGTCTGCTCCTGTCGAAAGCCGCAGGGCGCCACTGGGGCGCCCTGTCAGCTATTCGCGTGTGGTTGATCAGATCAGGTGAAGGTCGTCAGGCAGGCGTGCTGCCAGTACCCGTAACCGACATTGCCGCTCCAATCGACGCCGTAGCGGTGCTTGTTCTCGTTGAATTCGAGTTCAGAGCCTTCCGCCACTGCCTTGATGGACATCGGCATCTCCTCCTGCAGGATGAACGGCTTGACCCGGCCATCCGTGCGGAAGGTCGCCATCTTCGTCGTCCAGGTCAGGCGCACGTTCGGAATGACCCGAATGTTGAAGCCCGGCAGGTTGGGGATGACGTTTGCGCCGCCGGCGGCGACGGTCGGAAGCGAGACCGCTTCGATGGCCTGCTGCCAATAGGTCAGCGGGACCATCACCGCGAAGTTGCGGGCGTTCTCGTTCATCGGCTCGCCGCGGTCATCCTTGAAGCCAAGGATCTGCTTGACCGAGTTGATGATCGCAGCGCGCATCTCGTCAACGGACAGTGTATTGCTGCCGTCGTACGTGATGTCGTTGTCCTGCGTGCCGCTGCTGCCTTCCGAGTGGTCAGTATCGAAGAAATACTGGCCGTCGTAGCAGGTGGTGCTTTCCGCCGCCTCGATGAGGGTGGAGAGCAGCTTCGCCGGGTAGCTCATCACGCGGTCGGCAAGTTCGCCGATGCGCACGTTGAGCTGGCCGGACTTGTCGCGGCGGAGTTCGGGAACCGTGACCTCGAGGGTGGCCTCGTGTTCCTTGTTCGCCAGCGAGTAGCTGAACTCGCGGAGGTCGGCAGCCTTGCGGCCACCGAGCCATTCGCGCATGGCGGGGGCCATGCCGAGCCAAGCATACTGTTCGGACGCCTGGTTCGAATTGACCTTGAATGACAGGTCGTTGACCCAGCCCGCATCGCCCTGCTCGAGCGCCGCGTAGAACGAGCCGATGACGGCCCGAGAGGTAATGAGATTCGCACTCATGTCTGGAATTCCTTTCTCAGACTGTCAGGGTTAAGCTTCGCGAGCCCAGACGCCACGGCGACGGCGAGCCACCCAGCCATTGGCATCGGAGTAGTCGATCTCCGCGAAGTCCTGACGGGCAGCCGTCGCCTTCGTGTTGATGAGATCCTTGTTGTCGGCCGCCGTGATGTCGGCGCCCTCGACCATGTCGGAGGCATTCGGCGAGAAGGACACGCCAACGGCTCCGTAGGAACCGGCGTTGGCAATGACCACGCCGGAGATGCCTTCGACGGCCGGACCGGTGATCACGACCGCGTCGGTATCGACCCACAGCACCTTGCCGGAATCTTCGGCATCGAGGGTGTAGTTGGCCGACTTCAGTTCATGGAGGAAGCCTTCGAACGGGTCGCGGATGCTGTCCACGTCGAAGCCCACTTCCACGATGCCCGAGGACACGAAGCGGGTGACACGGCCAACGTAGGAGCCGCCCACGCCGGTGAAGGCGAAGGTGTCATCGTCCGTCGCCCAGACATGGCAGCCCACGTCCGTGATTACAGCGCCGGAGATCGGCAACTGCACGCGGCCGGCACGGATCACGCGGACGTTCGCCGCCGCGGCAGCGCCGAGCGAGTTGTCCACATGGCGCTGTGCGAAGCCGAGGAAGCGGTCACCGCCGACCAGCGGACGGGCATGGCCCGACGCCTTGACGAGACCGACCGCGGCACCGCCGTAGATGATGTCGGATGCAATGACCGGGAAATCGTTCAGATCGCCCGGCAGGATGTCACGGACCTTGTCCGTAGCAAGAGTGGTCATGTGTCAGACTCCTTTAAGCCGACTTCTTGTTGAGGATACGCACGCGGCCATTGGCCTCGGCGCGCTTGAACGAGACGTAGCTGGGCTCGCTGCCGAATTCGGCCTGCAGTTCCGCAGAGCCGGAGTATTCAGCCTTCCAGAGCGCTTCGCCCTGAAGGCCCGCGAGCGGGTTCTTCGGGGTTTCGGCACCGTTTGCCGGCTCGGAGCGAAGGCCCTTCACCGCTGCTTCGTCGGCTTCGAGGTTGGCCATCACCTTGGCACCCTTGGCCTTGTGATCGGCGTTGAACGCCAGGGCAGCTTCGCCCAGGCTGGCGCCGGATTCGATGAGGCTGGCCGCAAGCTTCTCCTGGCCGGGGAAGGCTGCCGCTGCGATGCCGAGAACACGCGAGCGTTCCGCCTTCACGGCGGTGTCGATCGCGGCTTCATCGGTCTTCGCTTCGTCTGCGGTATCCTCGATCTCCGTCTCCGGAGCCTTCGGGGTTTCCTGCTCGCCGATTGCCTCGGCGACGGCCGCCAGCATCCCTGTCTTGGACATGGGCATGGTCCTTTCGATGTTGAGGGCCGTCAGGCCCGATTAAGTGCTGAAACAAACGCCGTGAAAGCTTCCGAGGGGTGGCCCGTGGCGTCGGCCAGGCCTGCCCTCACTGCCGCGGCACCGGTAAATGTCCGGGCCTCGGTAGCCATTGCATTCTCAAAACTAAGCCGCGAGCCGCGGTAGGTGGCGACGCGGCCGGCGAACATCGCGCGGGCAGCCTCGAGTTCGGCTCGAATTTCGTTCGCCACGTCCTCGGGAAGTGGCTCGAAGGGGTTTCCGTCCGCCTTGTGGACGCCCGCCGAGAGGATCGTGACCTTGACGCCCGAGCGCTCCAATGCGGCGCTCATGTCGGTGTGCATGGTGATGACGCCAATCGAACCCGCCCCGCCCTGCTCCGGAATGACGATCTGCCGGGCGGCCGAGGCCATGAGGTAGCCTGCCGAATAGGCATGGTCCGAGAGGATGGCGAGCGTCGGCTTCACGCGCGACAGTTCCGCGATCATGTCGGAGGTCTCAAAGGCTCCCGACACTTCGCCGCCGTAGCTGTCCACCTCGAAGGCAACACCCTTGACGGCGGGATCCTTCATCGCCCGACCGACCTGCGTCTGGATGCCCTGATAGCTGGTCTCGCCGCTCGAGCTTTCAACGAAGGCGCCCTTGTGGACGAGCGAGCCCTCGATCGGGATCACCGCCACGTTGCCCACCATGTCGTAAGGCTTCTCGCCCTGCCGTTCATAGGCGCGGCCCAGGCGATCACCCACGGTGCCGAAGGACGGGCGCCCATTCCCGAAGGCAATATGGTTCACGGTCTCGGCACCGTTGAAGTCGAGGTCGGCGCCGGTCACCCGCCCGCCGAGGCCGGCCAGGATGGCGGCGGCCTTTGCCGGGTGAACCATGAGCGGTGTGTTGAGGAGCCTTGCGGCAATGCGCGGAAGGGTCATTGAACTGTCTCGCTGTCGCCGTTGTCGCCGGTCTGGTCGGGTTGTGCGCCCTGGCGGCTTGCCGGAGGCTGCAAGGCCTCCGACGCCGAGCCGGGAGTGATGAGGCCGTCTGCATCCCGCATCCGCTGCTCGCGCACGAGCTGCTGGTGCTTCTGCTCGAAGCTGCCGCCCTTGCGCTCCATGATGATCTGCTGGCGCGTGGTCACGCCCATGCCGAGGTCGATAAGATCGGCAGCGGCTTCCTTGCCCGGATCGAGTTGAATGCGCGACGGGCCGATCCAGTCCGAGCCGAGCCAAGCCTCGCGGATGATCGGGTCATCGAAATAGCCAGGCGCACTCAGCCGGCCCGAGGCCACCGCCTCGGTGATCACCCACTCGTAAACCGGCTGACAGAACTTCCACGCCAGCCAGGAGCGGCGGGTACGGAACATCTGCCACGCCATCTCGAGGGCGGCGCGAGAGGCCGAATAGGAGGCCGTGAAGCTCTTGAGCAGCATCTCGTAAGGCAGTTCGAGCGCCACGCCGATGTGGCGGCTCATGGCGGTCACGAAGCCGTCGAAGGCGGTGTTCGGGCGCTTGGGGTCGGCGAAGACCACGTCCTCATTCGGCCCGAGGTCCACAATCGCGCCGTTGCCGAGGGCAATCTCGGAATTCGGATCGACGCCTTCTGTCGTGCCAACGAAATCTGCATCCCCGTCGTCTGACACCATGCCGGGCTTCACGAACACGGTGAACATCGCGGAGATCACCGCGGCGCGCACCTCGGCTTCGGCATAGTCGCCAAGCTGCTTGATCGCCTCCACCACCGGGGAGAGGTAGGGAATGCCACGCGCCTGGTCGGGGCGGAGCTGCTTGTAGAGGTGCAGAATTTGCGGCTGCCCGGTCAGGCTTGAGCCTGCCTCGAAGCGCCGCCACTCCCGCTTGACGCCGCGCCCCACATCGTCCGGGTGACGGCTAGAAATGTGATAGGCAACCGGCACGCCGTCCGTGTCGAGTTCGATGCCATCCACAAGGGTGGCGGAGTTCGAACCATTGTTCTCGTTCGACACCCGGTCAGCTTCGATCAACTGCAGCTTGAGTCCATAGGTATCCTGACGGTCCTTGCGGCGGCGGCGCGCGACGAAGATGTCGCCCGATTCCAGGACGGCGCGGAACACCAGCTCCTGCAACTCATCGAAGTTGAGCCGCGACGTGAAGTCCGGACGCCGCGCCCAGATGGCGAACTCGCGCTCGGCCTGGCGCTGCCAGGATTCGGCCTGGTCGGGCGTCAGCCCAAGGGCCTCCTGATCGATCTGCGATTGCAGCACCAGGCCGTCACCGACGACGGAGGTCACCACCGTGTTGATGGCGCCGGTCGCAATCGGCACATTGCGCGCGAGGTCGCGGGACCGGGTACGGAGGTCCGGCAGATCGTAGGATAGTTCCTCGTTGACCGAAGTCTGCTTCGGCCGCCAGTTGCGCGTGGCGCGCCGATCGCGCTTGCCGCCGGCATAGCCGCCGACCTCCGCCATCATGACGCGGCCCTTCAGCCGCCCGAGCCCAGCGGCCGGGTTCATCCACTCAACGAAGCGGTCGGTGAGGGTCCAAGGGACCGTCACGTCCTTCCGGCCGAATTTGACCGTCCTCATGCGTTGACCACATAGCGGGTGCGGCCACGCGAGCGCGGCGTCAGGCGCCGGACCCAGCCGTCCCAATAATCGAGCTGCTGCCGGATCTCGGCGGCATCGACGCGACTCAAGGACCGATCCTTGATGGAATAGCTCTGTCCCGACGCAACAGCCGTCGAAGCCGCCACCCAAAGGGCGAGCTGGGCTTCGGCCATTGCGAGCGTGATGCCTGCCATCAGAATACCCCTCGTGATCTCATGCGCCGCACCGGGCGCTGTTTCATGGTCTGCACCACCACCGGAGGCGGGGTCTGCAGCGTGTCGTCGGGAGCGGCCGGAGCGGCATCATCCGCCGCAACGCGCTCCTGCTTGATTGTCGATGGCTTCGTTTTCGAGTTGTCGAGGCTCATCCGCGCCGCGAAGGCGTAGACGCGGCAGTCCAGAGCCTCATTGCGCTTTCCCTTTTCGAGCACCCACACGCGGAAGGGCCGGCCTTCCTTGTATCGGGTGACGACCTTTTCCGAGGTCGCTTGCTCAAACCATGCGTCATCATAGTCGGCCGGCAGATGGCAGTAGCCGGGAACTGGCCCCCGATGATCCTGCGGCCATTTGATCTTGAAGCGGCCGTAGATCGCGTCCTTCGCGGTGTCCACGCCGACGATCCAGATGTTCTCTTTCGTGTTCCCTGTCTTCGAGGCTCGCTTCGGCCAAACCGGACGCGGCCCTGCAGCGCCCTTGATCGGATGAACCAGCCGCGCCGCGCGCGCCCGGCAGAACTTCAGCACTTGCGCGCTGTGGTGGCCGCCTGTGTCGATGCAGGCGGCGCGGATGCGAACCAGCCTGCCGCTCTCCGTCCAGAACTTCTCGAGCAGGAGCTCGTCCAGTTCCTTCCACACCGCGTCTTGCGCCGGGTCGCCGTAGAGCACCTCGTACCGGATGCCCCAGCTTTCATCGCCAGCCCCCCAGCCGACGATCTCGATCTCGAGGCGGTCGCCCTGAACGTCCACGCCAGCCGTGGCGAAGTGAACGCCGTCCGGCAGATCGGCGGCGCCGTACTGCTCGCAGTTCTCGCGAAGCCCCGCGGCCTCCACTGCCTCGCCTTGTTCTTCCCAGGTCTCGCCCAGGACGGTGTTGACGAACACCTTCAGGAGTTCCGGGTTGCCCTGAGCCTCGAGGAACTCCTGCACCATATCCGCAAGACTTACCCATGGCGAATAGAGCTGCGACAGGTGAAACCCTGCCACTCCCCGGAATGGCGCTGTCGCTACCCACTCCCCTTCAGCCACCGACTCCCACCGCTCCACGTCTGACCAGAGGACGCCGCAGTGTTCGCACTGATAAGACGCGGTCTCCGGCAGATGAACACCGCCATCAGCCTTGTCCCACTTCACCTGCTCCCACCGCAGCGGTGCCTTTGCCTGGCAATGCGGGCACGGAACGTGAAACCGGCGCATGTCGCTCCGCTTGAACTCTCGCTCGATGGCGCTGGTGCCTTTGGTGGTCGGCGTCGAACCGACCATCGTCTTGCGATTCCAGAACGTCACCTGACGCTTTGATGCCAGTTTGAGCGGATCGCCTTCGGTGCCGGCCGACACTGGATAGCGATCGATCTCGTCGGCCAGCACCACCCGGATCGGGCGAGAAGCAAGCCCGGCTGGCGCGTTGGCGCCGATGATGGCGACATAGCCGCCGGGGAACTGCTTCATGCGAAGCGTGTTGTGGCCATCCCGGGAGCGGGGATCGGTGAATAGATCCGACAGCACCGCCGTGTCGCGGATCATCGGCGCTAGTCGCTCCTTCGACCACGCCTCCGCCATTTCCACGGTCGGCTGAACCACCAGAACTGACGCCGGATCCTGATGGCTATAGAACCCCAAAATGTTGCCGAGCATCGCAGTCCATCCGACTTGCGACCCCTTCATGAACACGACCTCGGTAACATCCGGATCGCTCACGGCATCCATGATCTGCCGTTGAAACTCTGCCCTGTCGGTGTGCCATTTGCCGGGCTCCGCGCTGTCTTCCGATGACAGCATCCGGTAGCGGTCGGCCCACTCCGATATGGTCAGGCGCGGCGTCGGCTTCAGCGCGGCTAGGAATCGTCGCTCTAGCTGCGCAACCGCCTCATGCACCAGTCCCGTCCATTTCAGTCAAAGCCAGCAGGGCGTCGTCGATTGCGGTTCTCACAATGCCCTCGAC